ACGTTGCTAGGCCGTATTGCGCGAGAGTGCGCGTCCCCGTGTTCGCCGTCCCTGCTTGACGTAGCGTATCTGTCGTGATGGACACCGTTTGGCTGCTGCCGCTGTTGTTGAAGAGGGCGACCGCTGTCCCGATGGGGAAGGCTACCGAACCATTAGCCGGAATGACAAAGCCGCCAGTCGTGTTGGAAACCTGCTTGCCTGCGTCAGACAACGCCAGCGTGTAAGCGCCGGTCTGGGCGTTCTGTGGCAGACCGCGATAGCCGAGTGTGCCTGCCGCGATAGTCCCAGTGGCCGTGATTGTTACGTCTTGGTCGAGTGCGGTGATGTCGGTGTTTGCGCCAGAGGCTGCCGCGCCGAGGTTAGTCAACGCGCTGCCCGCAGTCGTTGCGCCTGTGCCGCCCTGCGCAACGCTCAGTGGCGTCGTGAGGCCCGTCAGTGACGTGATGTCGCTGTTCGCCCCAGAGGCTGCCGCCGAGATGGTTGAACGCGCGCCCGCCGCCGTTGCGGCGGTAAACAGCGCCGAGCCGATACCCGTTGCGCCGAGGTTGGTACGCGCGCCTGACGCGGTAGTCGCACCTGTCCCGCCCTGCGTTACGGGTAGGACGCCCGCGAAGGCCGCCGAGGTGGTTGCCGATATGATTTCCGTGCCGTCGCAGTACAGGATGGCCGTTGCGCCCTGCGTGACCAAAGTGGCTGTGCCGCTGGCGGTCTTGACGCCAAGCGTGAACGCGCCGGTCGTGGCGTTGTTGACCCAGTATTGCTGCACCGTTGCGGGCACGACGATGTTGGCGTTGGAGGCCAGTGTGCCTGTGAACTTGTACGCGATGCGGTTCAGCTCAGAGCCAGCGAGCGTGTACGTGCCGCCAGTGACGGCGATGGTCGTGTAGTCGAAGGCGAAGACCGCCTGCTGGCCGAGGCCGATGGTGTACCACTGCACGCCGTCGCTTACGATCACGGCGCTGTCGCCCGGCTGCAAGCGCAGCGTGGACGCCGCGTTGATAAGCTCGGTGCCAGACGGGTCGATGGTCAGGTCACCTTGGCCACCGTTACGGATCTGCACGAACCAGCCGTCGCCAGCGGAGACAGCAGTCGGCAAGTTAAATGTGCCGAGGCCGCCGGTCCAAACAAAAATCCTAGCGCGGTCAGCGGTCGTTGAATTGTACGGCGTAACAGAGAAATCAGCGACGTCGTAGTTCTGGGCGAGGGTTGAACCAGAGGCGATTAAGCCAGCGCCAGCAAGCGCGGCTGCTTGAGCCTGCGCCACGGCAGCGCCGTAGCGGAACGTGCGCCACGTGCCGCCAACAGTCGTGTTGTTGATGAGGTAGCATTGCCACTGCTGGCCTGCCTCTATGGTCAGAATTGCGGCACCAGAGGCGCTGTTGACGTTGATTGTGCTGGGGCCGAGGTTGTTGAACAGGATTGTCTGACCGACACCCACTTCGGTCGCGTCCGGCATTGTTATGGTGTACGCGCCCGTCGGTGTGACGTCGATGATGCGCGCGACGATGTTGTTGCCGGTGGTGGCCTCAAGCGGCCACTGAAGTGTGGTGTTCCCAGTTAACGCAAGCGCGAGGTAGGATACGTCCGAGGGGTATATCGTCGTACCGCCGAAGACTTGAGTGAATGACGTGGACATTATTACGCCTCCTTGCGCACGGCGGATCGGTCTAGAATTTTGGCGAGGTCTTCGCCGTTCAACATTGCCGCCGCGCGGTCGTACATGCTCTGCCAAACTGGGATGCGTTCGTCGTTCTTGAGGAACGGCGTCGCCTCAACCAGCGTGCCGTAAAGCAAGAGCTGCGGGGCGTATTCGGTAATCCAGTTCGTCTGCACGCTCTCGTCGAGCAATGGGGGTAGCTCGTAGTACAAGATCTCGAACGGGTAGTCGGCGTTCGGTGTCGGGGCCAGCAACCAGTGGCTGTAGTCATAGTCGCTGTAAAAGAGGGGCACGTCCGTCTCTAAGGCGTTCGGCCAGTAGGACCGCAGATATTCGTACACGCGGGAGAACAAGACTTTACGGGTGTTGTTCCCTGTACCAGTGCCAATGCTCATCGACACCGTGTCGCGCCAGCGGTCGGGCTTGGGGTATACAGACTGGCCGCTGGAGAGCGTTCCGGTCACCACGTTGATGAAGCCCTCGATCTTAAGCTCGCGGGCGATGCGCCGCTCGGCGAGGTTGATTAGACGAGGGATTTGCTCAAAGACAATGGGGTCAGACGCAAGCGTGTTGCCGCGCTCAAGATAGCGCTGCACATCTTGTTTCAACGTCGTGAATGTCATCGTAGTGGCCATAACGCGCCCCTATAGCAGATTTAACGCATATTAACAGCCTTCGCCGCGACTGTCGAAGATATTGTTTACCCAGCGAGGTATTGGGAAAGCAGTGTTGCGCCCGTAGCAATCGTGGCAAGCACGGCCGCAGCTTTGGCCTTCCAACCGAGGGCGGGCTTCGCTCCGCCGTCCATCGGCAGGATTTTGCCAACGGCTTTCTTGAGGATTGCCTTCTCGGCTTCCTTCTGGATGAGTTTCTTCAGATTAACCATAATCGTTCTCCTTAGAGCCAAGCAGCATACTTCTTGGTTTTCTGTTTGCGGTCGTCGAGACCGTGTGTACCCCCGTTGATCCGCTTCGTCAGTGCGAGGATTGCGGCGTCGTTGATGCCTTGGTCACAGATCGACCAGAGCTTGTTTGCGTCGAAGAACCACAGGGCGCTTTCAAAGCCGAGTTCGGTAGCGACGAGGTCTGGGTTGTCCAAAATCTCTTGTTCGCGGCCAATGTACTTGCCGAATGCGCGGTAGTTGTTCTTGCCCGTGAGTTGAAGCGGACCCCTGCCCCGGTACTTCCAACCGTCGCCAGACGCTTCGTCACCGTTGCCCATGCGGTTGGCATAGACGCGGTTGGCAATCTTCTGCGGCTGGCGTTCATAGGCGCGGGCAAGCGCGTCGGTCGGGAAGTACTTCCCGAAGATGCCGCGCAGACCCTTCGCGCCGTAGTTCAGGTTCTCGCTGAACGCCTTGAAGTTGCCGCTTTCGTGTGCCGTTTGGGCGAAGAAATGCGCGGCGCGGTTCTTGTTCAGCTTGAAGTGCGCGCATGCGGCCTTCAACGTCCCCGGACCAAACGCACCATCTGCGTGACAGCCACATTTACCTTGAAGATTTATAAGGCTCATTGTCCAGCACTCCGCCAAGCAGGGAAGTCGTTTTCGTCGACCACACCGTCGCCGGTGACGTCGTAGCGTAGGTCGTTGCGGTACTTCTCCCAAGGCTCCATGTCGTCATCATCATCTTCAGGTGTGTCGATAAAGACAGTACCGTTTGGGTCGTTGTATGGCTTGGGTGCTTCTGGTTCTGGCGTGTCCAGTTCGAGCGGCGCTTCCGGCTCAGGCTCTTTGTCCCGCGCATTGGCGTTCAGGCTCAGGCCGCCGAGCAGCCCGACAAGCGCGCCGATGATGGTCTGGAACGCGGGGTTAATCATCTCAAGGATGGCAGTGCTGTCCACAACGTCGTTGGACACAAACAGGCCGACGACAAGCGCCAGCACGACCACAAGGATAACTGCCGCCAACGTGACGATGGCCACGCGGATGACAAACTCGACGGTGTCGTTCACGCCCTCATTCTTGCTTTCAAAACTATTCAGGAAGCTCATCTTCTTTTTCCTTCTTCTTCTCTTGTGCAGGGCCGCTGCCCTGTCCCGCCATAAGTCCCGCCAATGCACCCACGATAAACGTCGCAATCGGGTTGATCAGCTTAAAAAACTCCGCATCGTTTGGTGCCTGACCGTCCATCGGCTGAGACACAAATATCAACGAATACAACACAGTAATTACGATAACCGTAAGCGTCAGCGAAAGTACGACGCCGACTATGAACCGCAGCAACTCCTCCGGTGACCATTCCCTAGTGGGCTTCATGTGCTTCCTCTTCGGTTGTTATCAGGTATTCGGTGCAGTAGCCCGAAGCTATACAGCCGGGCTTTTTACACTCTTTTGTTTCCCAATTCTCTGGGTCTTGGCAGTAGTACCGATAGCGGTCCTGACAACCCATGAGGGCCAAAGCCACGAGGGGTAGCAGAAACCACTTCATCACCGATCCGCCTTGTTATCCAGCTTGTCCTCTATCCGACGGAGGTGCATCATCACCTCGTCGAACTTCTTGTCAATGCCGTTGAACTTCTCGTCACCAAAGCCGAGACGCGCCTCAAGCAGCGTCAGTCGGCTGTTGAGGTTCACCCACACTGTGATCAGACCGCCTATGAAGCCGATGACGGTGATTATGGTGTTGATGTCGATGTCCATTATTTCAGGTTCCGCAGCTTGTATATGGTGGTCAGATACGTCTCTGTGACGCCGTCAACGAGGTTGCCCACGGCGCGGTTGCCCTTGCAGATATCTTCGTGGTGCTCTTCGATCCATTCAGCGTCAGCCTCTAGGAGCTTCAGCACGTCACGTTCGGACACCTTCGGGGCGGGTATGTTGCCAATCAGCTCGAACGCGCCTTGGTATGCCTCCACGAGCTTGTCGATGGCGTCGATCACGTCGTCGTAGAAGTCGCCCAGTGACATGTGCTTTGCGAAGCTGCCGTCGCCCTTGGCGCGCCAATGCTCGAAGTGCGCGACGTTGCGGGCATAGAACACGCGGCTGATAAGTTCCTCGATCATGCTGTGTAACTCCCAGACGAATTAAACTGTAGGATGGTGTTTGAGCCGCTGGTAGTTACCGTTGGGCTTCCCGTTGTTATACCACTGTAGTTGGCTGTTGGCACGGAAATAATGACCACACCAGAGCCACCTGCTGAACCAACGTATCCTCCCGCGCTGCCGCCGCCACCGCCACCGCCGCCTGTTTGGCAATCCTGCACTTTGGGTGCAAACCTCGTACAACACATATGGCGGTCAGCACCCCGAAGGCCGTCCGCTCCGTAAGAACTATGCTGGCATCGGCTACACTTACGACGCAGAGCGCGATGCGTTCATACCACCATCACCCTTTCCGTCGTGGTTACTTAACGAAGATACCTGTTTGTGGGACGCGCCTGTGCCACGCACAGACGATGGTAAGTCATACGCTTGGGACGAAGGCACCCTGTCTTGGATAGAGGTTCCAAATGGCCAATAGGTGGCCCGGAGGGCTTATCCGCAAAACACCAGTAACCCCGACCACATCTGCGGCTCCGGGGGTGTGGACACTTGCGGAGGCTGCGTACTGGAAGAAACAGGGCCTTTGGCCAGCACCGCCTGTGTTTGCTGACTTGTTAATTATCGCTGGCGGCGGCAGTGGTGGCAGTACCGGCGGTGGTGGCGGCGGTGCAGGTGGGTACCTTGCGCTTTCCAGCCAGCCCCTTTCCGTGGGTTCAGTGTACACAGTCACGGTAGGCGCTGGCGCTACGGCTCCAGCGGGCTTTGCTCAAGGTGGTAGCGGCACCAATTCGTCCGTGACAGGATTTACAACCGCAATCGGCGGCGGCGCGGGAGCGTACAGTTCTGGATTATTTTCCGGCGGGTCTGGTGGTGGTGCTAGTAATAACGGAGCAGCCGGTGGCGCAGGAACCGCTGGGCAAGGTAATGCTGGTGGCAGGTCAACTGACGTTTATATCGGGGGCGGAGGCGGTGGCGCGAGTGCCGTTGGTACGGCATCAGTTAGCGCAACTACACCCGGTGCGGGCGGCAACGGGACAGCGTCATCCATTACTGGCACATCAGTAACCCGCGCTGGCGGTGGCGGTGGCGGTACAATTTACAACACCACT